CGCTATTAAGAATGTTCATAATAATGATTATAGATAGGATTGAGGGTGGGGTATGTATGGCAAGATCTGATTCTTTCTTTATTCGCGCACAAGTAAACGCCGGCGACACTAACGCCTTTGCTCAAGTAGCAATAGATTTGGGGGCATATGTTGACGCCCTGGGCAAGTCTGTTCTAAGGATCCACAACATAGCACCACAGTTCACAGATAGCACTGGCACAAGTGCAACATTAGATGCTGATGCTACAGCAGCGGCTCAATTTCAATTAACTACCCAGACACAGACAAGTATGATCACAGGATTAGACAAAAGTATGATCGCATCCGGTATGATTAACGCTGTAAATCAAGAAGCAGCAGCTGGGATCGCTTCTGTAGTCTCTGAATCATTCGACAATGCCCCCCAACTTTGGACAAATGGATATTTGATAGCGGTTGATACAATCTATTTGGGCGGTCAAGCATCTACTGGCTTCGCGGAAGATGTTTTCGTTACCTTAGTTATGGAATGCACTGTCGAAACAATGACTCAAGCAGCAGCAATGGCACTTGCACTATCTCAACAGTAAGGTGATCTCCTGCACGATAGAGAAGTTATCGATTTGCTCGCTCGGATTTTGTCCGGACGTGTCCTAACTGATCCAATTAATGATGCAATTGACAGAGAGGCTTCTGGATCATCAATAAATGCTCGACGATCAACAGGTAGAAGAAGAGGTGTTCGCGGATCTGAGCAAAGAAAAGCGAAAACTAAGCGTAAAGTTTCAGCATATCAAAGGGAATTCGGTAGGCAATTAAAAAAACTGAAGAAAAAACATCCACGATCAAAAGTTAGTTCTCTAATGAAGAAAGCACATGTTGCTACTAGAAAGGTGAGGAAATGAAAAAAACAGGTAGAACACTTACACTAAGAGGCACAACGGAAGGATTCAAAGCCAGTGTAGATTGGTATTCAGAGAATATTTTAGATTATGCAAATGTATTAGATATCAATAAAGCATGGCGATTAAGATGGTTTGAAGTATGGCCGGTTGACAGTTTGTCATTGGCTTCTCCTGGGAGCGGCGTTGAAACTGCATTAGAAGCGATCATTTCAACTGAATTACCAGCTCTTGTTCAAAATAGAGCCGATGATAATCGTTTAGTGGCATGGTCTAATCAAGCATATCACTTGGGTGGTAAAACCGTAGGTGCGAATGCTATGGGTATTTTAGGTCATCAAGTAGTAATTGATCCGGATCATATAATTCAAAAAGAATTAAACATTAGTTTTAGAATGTTGGGTGGATCTACTTTTGAAAATACTAATGTAAATGCTAACTATATTGTATATCTTGAAGAAGTTCAAATTACAGCAACCGAATCAATTGTCTCTACGATTAAACAGTCGGCTCAATCTTTGAATCAATGATAATCGCGTTTCGACTTGTGCTTCAAGCAACAAAGTTTGCAGTTTTTCATTTGCTGTTTGGAGTCGAGAAATAGTTAGATCCAATTCCGCATGGCTTCTGGGTTGTTGAAAGTGTTCATTAATTCGCAAATGACGTTCTAATATGTTATTGAAACGTTCTGATCGCTTGCCTTTTTTCATTGAATGATACATATCATACACTTTTTTTGAAACGTTGATCGCAATAACGGGCATATTAGATCCACTCCAGAAGAGTTTTTTGTTCATTCCAAGTTTTCAATAACTCAAAACTAATTTCAAAAGGGATTTTAGCGCGTATGTTTGCCCTGAGAGGATTCTTAGACCCAACATCTTTCTTCAAGTGCCTAAAGTCCCCCATTTCTAGGAGAGGATATTCACCATATAATACAAATGATGTGATTTGCTGTTTCATTCGGCCGACTATCGGCTCAAAATATTTCTGAGATCCAGCTACATTTTCGACGATCCACCATTTAGGATTTAATTCATGAATTATTTGCTCACATGCGATCACGATTTCAAGATTAGGATCGTATTTTATTTCCGGATGACTTCTTTCATGTATGGATCTAGGCGAATTAAATGCTAAACTAAATTCCCTGCAGGGTGGTGAAGCCCAGACAAGATCAATTTTAGGTAATTCATCGATCCAATTACGCCAGTCTAACACATTTAATTGATGTGTATGTGGTATATATTGCAGTTCGTCGTTTGTTTCTATTCTTATTACATTCCATCCGGCTTGAACAAAGGCTTCAGAAGCCCCGCCCAGGCCCGAACAGAGATCCAACATGGTCGGCATAACCAAAACGACGTACTGCATCTTTATATAAACTTCGCGGAGCGAAAAAAAAACTCGTTTTTTCGCGCTTTTTCGTAGAAAAAGCATAGGCGCAATATACGCTACGCTATGAATGAATAAGCATCCGAAAGGGTGATCGCTATTAAGAATGTTCATAATAATGATTATAGATAGGATTGAGGGTGGGGTATGTATGGCAAGATCTGATTCTTTCTTTATTCGCGCACAAGTAAACGCCGGCGACACTAACGCCTTTGCTC